AAGCTAAACGATCAAAAGAGTCTGAAACATCTCTGCCTAATACTTTTGATACTGCTGAAGCTCCTTCTGCCAAATCAGTTAATTGGCCTGCTGATAATCCAGAAGCAACACCAATTGCAGCAGCTGAAGACGCTTCCTGAAAAGTAAGCAAACCATCGGCTGCAGCACGAATATCTGTAGATAAAGTTCTAAGTGCTATACCTGTTGTGGACGCATAAGCTACTTGAGAGTCTCTCAGTACTCTTAAATCTCCTACTTTTTTAAGGAATTCAAATGCGGCGCTAACAGCAAATGCTTGAGCTGCTAAAGTTGCGTATACGCCTACAAGTCCTCCCATCCCTTGTGACATTTTTGAAAAATTCTTAGTTCCATTTGCAGACTGCTGTGATAAGCCTTTTAGATTTCTATCTGCGGTGTGAGCACTCTTTCCTACATTGTCTAACTTATTGCCTAACGCAGACGCTTCAACGGCAACCTTTTGCATTTTGCCATCTACAATTACATCAATATATATTTGATCGCGTTTTGCCATTAGCCTTTTACGTTATGGGTGTAATTTTTTGCACCGCCTGCTTTACGCTCTTCTGCTTTTCTTTTCTGGTTAGCTTGTTCTGCTTTATGAGAAACTACAGTATTTTCATATAGTTTCATAAAAAATAAAATTGTTTTAGGATCGTTTATGTTATATAATTTAAAATAATAATCTATACCATCCCAATACTTTCCCATATATGTTCCGCTCATTCCCTCCCAGTGATCTGGAAGAAGGCTGTACATAAAAAATGCCACTTGAACTTCTTCTGGAAAATCAGAAGGTTCGAGCGGCATTTTGGCAGGGTCTGGGGTTTCTCCTAATTGCTCACAGAGTAACAGATATCTATCGACATCAAACTTTGAATCTGCTTCCCGAACATATCTATCAAATAGAGACTTTATTCTCTCTATTTGACTCCAGTAAAATTTTCAAGTTCTCCTACTGTTTCTGTTACCCAAGTATCAAAAGTACTTGAGTTTTTCATTAGAAGTTCAGCATTTTCTTGAGAATAAGGAAGCACATCATTAGGGTCAAAAGCCGAGACATCTACCAAAAGAAGCTCTTCTAGGTAACGATACTTTAGGCCTGACCAATCTTTAATTACAGCTTTACAATACTCTACAAGAAATTTATCTTCATCGAGGGTTTCCTCAGGTTGACGACTTTTTTTATCATACTTTGTACTAATACACTTTTTTCGAAGTTTTACCAGCTCTTCTCGCCCTAGATAGCATAAGTCTACACTCATTCCTGTAAAGCCTGGAAAGTCGATTGAAACGGTTTTGCTGGGAGTTATTAGGCTCGCCAAAGATACGGGTGAATCTGTCATTTTGTGTCCTTTAAGAAAGTAAATTTATATTTTGTAATTATAGGGGATAGGAGGTGAGATGTCAAGAGTTATTTTTTAGAGGAGTAAGAAAAAAGGGGCCGAAGCCCCTTTGTTATAATTATTGTTATTATGCGCCGACGTACTTGATAGTAAGTTCGTCTGTTCCCTCAATGGTGCTTGGTAGAGCATGAAAGTTAGTCTCGAGAGAGATAACATCGTCAATTGAGTGCGCAGGCACTTCAAGGTGGCAACTAGTCATTGACATCTCAACTCGAGGAGTTCCTGAACCTCCTCCAATATTGAATACTAGATCGAAGTTGTTTGTAATTGTAGTAGTGCCTTCAATGATATTTTCAAATAAATCAGCACTTGAATTAGACTCTGCATTCAAGTAACACGTAAAGTTTCCTCCGACAGAGCGAGTTCCTGTAACGTGTCCTAAAGGCTGGTTTACAACTCCGAGAGTTTCTGGAGTCAAGAAAGTAATATTGTTTGAAATAGTAACATTTCCTCCAGTGAGTACTAGATCATAAGTAACTGAACCTGGAGAAGTAGAACTAATTTCTAAATCAGTTAAACGTGCTAGTAATGGCTTCATAGATTGTAGCAGTAGGTGCAGTATCTTCAGTAATAATTTTACCAAAACCAGACCAGTTAATAGTAGCAATTCCATCAATATCAAAATCAATAGAAGCTTCATTTACTACACAGCCTTCAATTTTGTACGTAGTTTTTGTACCGGAGCCGGCTCCTCCCATTACAAAGAAAATATCTGCAGTACCAAGAGTAGTCTTATTTGAGTTTGTAAAAACAATATCAAGATCGGTAGTATCTGCAGTAAACCCTGTAAATGTATTAGACGAATATGTAGCATCTCCAACCATCATTGCCCAAAGAACTTCTTCTACTGCGTGATGCTTTGCGGCATCGTCGGCAGCGCCTGCTCCTGAACCTGCTGAAGCAAACGGACGTGCATAAGTAGAAAAACTCCACTCTGCCGGTGCATATGAATCTGTAAACATTTGGCGGCCTCGACGACTATTGCCAGAAGAGTCTGCCATTTCGTTCAGAGTAATTTCTGAAGTGTTCGTCGCTTGAGAGAACGAAAAACCATCAAGAACAGGAATTTCCCAAATATTGGACCCTATCTTGACGAACACCTCCGTATCGCGACTAAAGTATAATGTATCTGCCATAGTTTATCTCCTATGATATTGAAAGGACTAGGACGTGAACGTTTGTTCGTGCCAGTCGTTTCTAGTAACGAACCTCTATGAGGACTTCTCCTACTCCTAAAGGTTCCAATACTCCTTCGTCAGTATCTATACTAACGATTGTAATTTGTTGAGTTGTTTGTGAATTTCCTTGCTTATCTGTATAAGATAGTGCGCTGTTTTCTTCAATTACAGTTTCTATGTCTTCAAGTAATTTATCAAGCGCATCAACTGCATCTTCTTCTTGAACATAAACTCTAATTGTCACGGACAAAAATCTATCTTTATAGCCTCCGGCTTGATAGTCTCTTGTTTCAGACCCTGCGTTTAAGTGAAGAGAAGGAAAGTCTGATACTTCATCCCAAAACTTTAAGCGAGGGTGTACATTGTTGTATACATTTGAAAGAAAGTTTCCTGTTCCATCAATTGTTTTTAACTGAGTAACTAAAGCATCTACAATGGACTGTCTTCTACTTGTATAGTCTCTTGATGCCATTATACTCTCCTAGTATAAAATCTTCCTACTGCCATTTCCATTGCTATTTCTCGAATGGACATATTTATTAAAGCTCTAGGATCTCTTTCTTGAGATCCTTGTGCATACCCTGTTTCAAACGTTTGGTATGGATTTTTTTGATAAGTATATCCAATACTAGGGAATCCTTGTGGAGTTTTTACTACGTCGGTAGCCCTTACTGAAGCAGCAAATCTTCCTGATCTATTCTCTAGTCTTGGTGCTCCCATATTATCAGCAACAGTACTAGGTAATTTTTGATTTAACAAAGCTAATAATTTAACTCCTGAAAATCGGGATCTTCTAGTAGGAGCGTTTACTCCTTTCATAGGAGCGCCTCGTTGAATTTTATAGTTTACTTTTTCTTTTGTCTGTCCAGAAGATCGAGTAGTTGCTTTTGAAGACTCGTTTACTCTCTTTCTTCTTTTGCCTTTTACTTTGCTTCGTTTTGGAGCTAACTCTTCAAGGATAACTTGATTTACTGCATCTTTTAATGAAGTACTTGTTTGCTGTCCTAGAATGTCAATCTGTCTTAGAGACTCCTTAAACGCAGCTCTTTCTATGTGAGAGTCTTCAATATTTGACTCTTTATCTTGATTTGTTAAAACAAAAGTAAACTTTTTTCCTAATTTTCTTAAAGAGACTTCTTGCTTATGGAAAGCACCTATTTCAATGTTATGCTTTTTTCTTTGTTCAAATACTATATTGTATAACTCAGACTTTTCTGAAGCGCTTAATCCATGTTTTTCTGCAGCAGCATCTATTTCTCTTTCTAATGCAAACTGAGACACTGCTATACCACTTCCACCGTGTCCAATATCTGAGGCTTTACTCATTTCTTCCCGAGTAAAGTCTTTCTTTCGCCTACTTAGCTTGTTAACAAAGTTAGCTTTAATAGTAGAGAGATCTGTGTTTTTTTCTGGCTTGTACTTACTCTTACTTAAAAATTTTGCATCTTTTGCACTACTAAACGATAATAAAACAAACGCAGCATCTCCTGGTTCTTTTTTTGCTTTATTCTTTATCTTTATTAAGTTTTCTTTTTCAGCTGCATCAAGTCTTGATCTTCCTTCTAACATTTCAAGATGTGCAGTAAGTTGACCAAATAAATCTATTTTTTCCTGCTCAGTTAAAACAACCCCCGTTACTTTTGTAATGAGAGATGCTTCTTGTTCTCTATTAATTACAAAGATTTGCCCGCGGGCTCTTTGCGCGTCACTTCGAGCTTGTAGGTTTGTACCTCTTCTATTCTTTTTTGCTGCACCTTTTACAACATCTTGCGTTGCTGCTCTTAATGCTGCACTACTCATTAAAAGTTTTTATACATATCAAGAACTCGTTTGATATGGTCTGGGAATCCTTTCGAGTCTCCGGTTCCTTGGTGCTCAATAGTAGCTCCTGATAAAGTACGTCTAGGAGTTTGCTCATTCTTAAAATAATAAGTAACTAAATCTGCAACTGCAATTTCTAAGTCCTTGGGCACGGCTGGGTATCCTGCTGTGTAAATTACTTTTACAGCAGCAGGTCCTCGAGGCCATGTTTGGTAAGAGGTACCCGCTACATACAGTACACTGTCCGTCGCGGTGTCAAGATAATATTCTGTAGTTGGCACGTTAACGTAATCTGCAGTAAACGAGTCCCTCTTTTGAACAGAACTAACTGAAACGACCGGACTCTCTGTAAGTTGTACTATGTGAGTACTCCAGTCAATATTAAATGTTTCTACTTTACCTGAAGAGTAAAAATCAATAATAGTATTTCCACAGTAGTTTTTTACTAATTGACTCACAGAGTCAATAATTTTTTCTAGGCGAGCATCATGCTGAGTAGAGTTTATACCCTCATACAGCTTATATTCGGAAAGTAAAATTAAATCTGCCATAAGTCAATAAGTAAAAAACTTGGGGTGGCTAACCACCCCAGGCTATTATGAGTGCCTATTAGGCGTACTCAATTCGAACAGCTACACGGTTGTTGGCAGCTCCATCTTGGAGACGCTCA